CTTTGGAGGCGTAGCGGACCTGTTGACGCCAACGCCGAAGATGCCCAATGTCAAAGGCGGTGGCTTGGGTGGCGGTTCTAGTGCAACTTCAGGTCGCTCTCAAGAGGAGCAGTTGAACAGCTTTGCTTTTGATAAGTCGAACGCGAATACAGTGCAGGGAGATGTGGTTCCTGTTCTTTACGGTGAGCGGATCATTGGCGCTTTGCCAGTTCTGAGCTTTGGCCTTGAATTGCAGAATTACTTGTGATGGACGATCAAACCCAAGCGCAAAACCCAGAGGTCAGTGGTGCTGGCGGTGGTGGCGGTGGTCGTAGTGCCCCTCCAACAAAACAGGTTGTCAATCAAACAGTTGTTGTTCAGAATCCATCAAGACAGCCAGTAGTTGCAGCTAATAATTTATTTTCAGTTGCTTTTGCAAAAACAGTTTATGCAACAAGCGAAGGCGTCCTTGAAGGTTTTCCTAATGGCATCAATAAGGACGTTTACCTTGACGGCGTTCCAATTCAAAACCCCAATGGAACGAATAACTTTGATGGTTTTACTCTTGACTCAAGGCTAGGCGAAGACGAAACACAAACGCCTATCAATGGATTTAGTACAACTGAAAACACTGTTGGCGTCAATGTAAACGTCACGCAGGCTTCTGGTGCGATCACAAGGGCAATTACAGATACGGACACAGAACGTTGCCGGGTAATTATTGCCCTCCCTGCTTTGCAGGCTCAAAACGAACAAAACGGTGATGTTTCTGGCACAAGCGTCAGTTTTAGGATTGAAGTCAATTCAAATGGCGGCAGTTATACAACTATCTCATCGCCAACTATTAGCGGGAAATCAAACAGCGAGTTTCAACGCGCTTATGAGTTTGACCTACCCGGCACAGGCCCTTGGAACGTACGAGTCACAAGATTGACATCTGACAGTAGTAGTAGCTTTATCCAAAACACAATTAATTGGCAGAGCTTTGTCGAAATTATTGATGAAAAGTTTGCTTATCCTAATACCGGCCTTATTGCGTTAAAGGTTGATGCAAGACAGTTCAATACGATCCCTGACGTTTCGGTTAAGCTTCGTGGCAAGCGCGTTCAAGTTCCTACTAATTACAACGCTGCCACTCGTACCTATACGGGTTTGTGGGACGGAACGTTTCAAATGGCATGGACTGATAACCCTGCCTGGATTTTCCGTGACATCGTTCTAAACGAACGCTTTGGCGTCAAGCGTTATATCAATTCTATTGCGATTGACCCTTGGTATCTTTACACCGTTTCTCAATACTGTGACGAGCTTGTTCCTAATGGCGGCGGTGGAACGGAACCTAGATTTACTTGCAATGTTTATTTGCAGAATCCAGGCTCAGTTTATCAAGTGCTTAATTCGCTTGCTTCCTGTTTTAGGGGTTTGCTTTATTACAGCGAAGGCGAGCTGTATTTAACGCAGGACCGAGAGCAAGACGTAGTTCAGCAATTTAGCGAAGCCAATGTTCTTCAAGACGTAGCAGAAAACGGAGAGGTCTCGTCACCATGTTTTAGCTATGCGGGTTCAGCTAGAGCCGCGCGTAAGACCGTAGTTTTAGCGAACTGGGATGATCCAACGCAAGTCTATTCAAGCGTCACAGAGTATCAGCAAGATGATGAGCTGCTAGACAAGTTTGGGTATAATCCTGTCGATCTTCGCTTGATTGGCGTTACCTCTCGCGGTCAAGCTTTACGCGCTGCCAAGCATACGCTTTTCAGTGACAGGTATGAAACAGAAAAGGTTAGCTTTCGTGTTGGAGCGGAAGGCATTGCGGCTGGCGTTGGCGAGATTATCAAGATTGCTGACCCATTGAAGCAAGGTCAACGTTTGGGCGGTCGAATCATAGCTGTTGACGGAAACTTCATTACTGTTGATGCAGTTTTAACGCTATCGCCTGGAACTGACTACACGCTGACTGTTGTAATCCCTGGAGGGGATACAACTACAAATCCCGATAACTCAATCAAGGTAAGTCCAAAGCTAGAGGTTTTAACTGTTGTCAGCTCTAGCGATATTGGCTTCCAAACTTTTGACGAGGGTAATATTTTAACTGAAGACTCGGACGAAGTAATAACGCAAAGTGCTGATAATTTAATCGCTCGATATGCTTCAAGTGACGCAACTACAACTATGTTTGAAGTGAGTTCAGCGGTGGCAACGCAAAACGGTGCGTTATGGGTTCTTGAGTGGACCTCAATGAAGGCTGCAACTTATCGGATCATCTCGATTTCAGAAGTTGAGTCTTTGATTTATCAAGTTGAAGCCATTCAATATAACAGCAGCAAATATGGTTATGTTGACAACGATTTGCCGGTTGCAATACCAAAAGATCGTTTTACTCTTCAGCCTGTTAGTGAGCCGACAAATTTTAGCGGCATTCTTGAGTATTCAAACGGTCAGACATCAATTCAAGCTTCATGGCGTGCCCCACAAGTAAACAATTCAGTTGACTTACTGGTACGGGGTTACAGGTATCAATGGCGAAAAGTTGGCGACACGGAATGGTCAGACATTCTTCAATTACAGGCAACAGCAGTTGAAACGCCTCTTTCAACTCATACTTTTGGGAATGCCTATCAGGTCCGAGTCTCTGCCGTTAACCGGCTAGGTAGTCAATCTGATTGGGTCGTTTATGACGTTGACGCTTTTGCTCCTATCCCTGATTTAAGTGATGCTGCTTTTGGAGCAACGGTTACGCACGCCAATCAACCAGATGGCACCCAGTTAATCATTGTTGATTCTGGAACGTGTCCGATTTTGCCTCGTATTAATGGTTTCAAGTGTTGGGTCAAGCCTCGTAACCTATCGTCTGGTGAAATTCCTGGTGTGAAGCCGCCTGGTAATGATGGCTGGTATTTCTTGGCTGACATTCCGCTTACGGGTTATTACACCGTTGCGTTCCACGCTCCAGACACCTATGACGTTCGCGTTAACTTTACAAGTTCAATTTTTGGAGAAAACCCAACTGATTACATCTATGACTTTGTAGAGCGGGGTGAGATTGCACCGCCAACTCCAAGCAACTTTAGTGTTGTTGAAAATCAGAATAGTAGTGGTAAGCGTTTTAGCTGGCAGCTGCCCACGACACAGTACGGCAGTTGGGACCAAAACCTTGTTGCTGATGTCGTGAGCTATGAGGTTAAGTACAAAAAAGGAACGCTGGCGCTAAACGTTGTCGAGTTTGAAGTTGCGACCGATCTTGTCACAGTCAAAACCTCAACAGTGATCGGCACCAGGACTAACCAGCATTTGCTGAGTATTGGTGATGAAATTGAGTTTGCGGTGTCTTCTGGGTCGTTGCCTACCGGGGTTGTTTCTGGAACGACTTACTTTGTTGCGAGCGATGGCTTCACAAGTACAGCCTTCAAAATCAGTGCAACAAATGGCGGTGCTGCAATTGACTTTACTGGCACTGCAACTGGAACATATAACGTTTCAGGCCCAGTAGATCTAAAGACTCGACTAGACATTACCGCTACTTGGGGCGCTGGTATTGAATTGGCATCTGGTGGCTTGCCTGCACAACAGCAATGGTTTGAGACAAGTTTGTTTGACACTGGCACTTATGTGGTGATGGTCAAGTCAGTTGATGCAACGCAATGGCGTGCAGATCTTCCAGCGTATGTATTGGTAAACATAGGCGCTCCACCAATTAGCAATGCAGTGCAGTCAATTGATGCAAAGAACGCACCAAGCAATGATTGGCCTGGAACGTATGACAACTGCTCTCTTGCTATGGGTCTCCTGCTGACTCAAGACGAAGGCTCCCTCTTGACTCAATTAAACGACAAGTTAGCAAGAAACAACGAAGAGTATTTAGCTCAGACAGATGCAACGCTTGACAGCTATTTTACTTGGACTTTTGACAACAATAATCTTGAAAGCGCATTGCTGTTTTCCACGACTTCAACTGCGACTTATTCACATTCGCTGGTTGCGTTAACGGGTCAAGCAACTGAGCTAACGCAAGAGGATGATTTTGATCTTTTGCAGGAGAACGATGATCGAATTTTGGCTGAACAACGGTATTACTCGCCAACAGAGTTAGCAGAAGGCGGAGTTGTTCACCCTTACGCGCCATTTGAGAAGCTACTTGGTGATGTGTATCGAGTCGAGACGCGCTTCAAGAGTCCTGATGGCGGAACGACTGCTGGCAACATCACGGCATTAACGGCTCAACTTGACTATCCCGACGTGATCGAAAAGCAAAACGATGTTTCAATTTCTAACGTTGGAACGGCAGTGGCGTTGACCAAAACATTCCGAGCGGTTTCAAGCGTTTCGATTACAGCTTTACAAACAGGTGGAAGTACTGCTGCTATGGCGTATGTGACTGCTAAATCGACAAGCTCAGTTACGATTGAGTGCAGGAACTCATCCGGTGCTTTGGTTGCTGGACTTGTTGACATCACAGTAATTGGTTACTAATGGCTGACGCACGCATCTCCCAGTTACCAGCCGCAACGACGGTTGCAAGCCAGGACATTGTCCCGTTCACAAGTATTAGCGCAAGTGAAACGCGCAAAATTACGGCTAATAACCTGGCAATTGTTCTAACCCAGCTGGGTTTGACGGTTGGAACGTCTGCTCCAACGACTCCTTATAACGGTCAGCTTTGGGTTGACACCAATACGAACCCGCCAATTCTGAAGGTTTATAACGGCGCAACGTTTACAACTGTTAGTTTTCTGCCTGGGTCGTCAGTTGCTACAAGCCCAAGTGGCACTGCACCTTCAAGTCCAGTTTTGGGGCAATTATGGCTCGACACATCTCAAACGCCGGATGAGTTGAAGGTTTATGACGGCGCAGCTTTTGTTCGCGTTGATCCCTTAGGTATCACTGATACTGCGGCAGCGGCTAAGTATTTGCAGATTACCAACGCTGCAAGTACATATTTGACGTTGACTGGTGGGACGTTGACGGGGAACCTGACGCTAACGGGTAACCCCACAACAACCAATATGGCCAGTAACAAGGGCTATGTTGACGCCCAAATTGCTGCAATCCCGGCAGTAACTGACCAGACGCCTGCTGGAACGGTTATTTATTCGGCAAGATCTACTGCTCCAACTGGTTACATCAAGGCAAATGGTGCTGCGATTAGTCGATCAACGTTTTCAGTGTTGTTTGCTGCAATCGGTACGCAGTTTGGAGTTGGTAATGGGTCTACCACGTTTAACGTGCCTGATTTGCGTGGTGAATTTATCCGTGGTTGGAGTGATGGTCATACGGTTGACAGCGGTCGAACGCTAGGCAGCAACCAAGGAAGTGCAACCC